AATTCAAACTTCTCCTTTTCGAAGAATATCGCAATCGTACCTTTCGAAACGACCAAAATTCCAGCTTCATGGATTGAGCGCATCAATACCTTCGATGCTCTCCTTGTACCTTGTCAGCAGAATATCGAAGCCTTTCGCGCGAGTGGAGTCAAAGTCCCGATTGACCTCATTCATTGGGGCGTAGACGAAAGCATCTACTTTCCGCTCGAGCGCGCATCGAATCGGCCGTTCACGTTCGGTACGATGGGCTCACTTAGTATTCGAAAGGGTACTGATCTCCTCGTAGAAGCCTTTTCGAAGGCATTTCCGAACAACGAGAACGTGCGGCTCATCTGCAAGACTTCCGCTCATGGCTACTTCTTTATGTCGAAAGACAAACGCATCAAAGTGGAGATGACGGCCTGGACATACGAAGAACTCATCGCGAACTTCTTCAAGCAGGTGGATTGCTTCGTCTTCCCGACTCGTGGCGAGGGTTTCGGAATGCCACCGCTCGAAGCTATGGCGACCGGCCTGCCGGCTATCGTGACTGGATGGAGCGGACCGCTCGAGTACATGAATGAGGAAGTTGGATGGCTCATTGACCACAAAATGGCTCCGGCCACGAACTTCTCAGAGGTCATCTACAAAGAGGAATGTGGAGATTGGGCCGAACCCTCATTGGAACACCTGATCGCTCTCCTACGGCACGCATACGAGCACCAGGACGAAGTGAAGAAGAAAGGAGAAGCAGCAGCGAAGCATGTGCGTGAAAATTGGCTCTGGAAAGACAAAATCAAGATGTTCCACGGAGCTCTTAACAAGTTTCTTTAATTAATCAAAAAATATCATGGCTCAAAAAATTGTAGTAGGCGACAAAATCACGGATACAGTAAACGGAGTTGGAACTGGCGGACAAATCGCTTCTGTCGTAACTCGCGCAAATACGAACGCAAAATCGGTCGCAACCGTCACGGTTCCGACCGGAAATATCGTCAAAGACGAAGACCTTATAACGCTTTCGCACACTGACGTAAACGGACGCCAGACGTTCGTAGTCGGACAATAATATGGACAAAACTTTCAAAAAATTCTGGGCTAACCAGATACAAAAAGCAGAAACTCCCCGAACTTTCTCAATGGTTCGGAATTTTGATGAAAGTGGTGTTAGTGGAATAGGTAAAGTCCTCGATGGAGTTATTTTCCCTTGTGGGAAAGTCGCCGTATGCTGGGACCCAGTCAATCCGACTGGAAATGAAAGTGTGAATAGTGTGGCGGTCTTCGATACCTTTGAAGCCTTCCTCAACATTCACGTTGACGCGCATCCGGACAACGGAACAGATATAATCTTCAACCCATGAACCCACAACAAAGAGTACCATCAGGATTTTTCACAACGCCAAACAATACGCCGTCGGGAAAGCCGATGGTCATTGCGGTTGATAACCCATACCTCACGAAAGATGAATTCATCACGACAGAGGGTGCTATCGGACTCGGCCTCACGGCTCTGAGTCCTTTGTACGTTTCCGGCCGACTCGACCGCATTCTTCTTTCAGCTTCCGGCCAGGTCAATCGCTACTGCCGACGCTGGTTCGACACTCAAACCATCGACGAAACAAAAAACGGCATCACGATTCGCCCTATCAACCCTCAGCTCGTCACCAACGTCCTGCAAAATCGACCATACCAGAAAATCAATACCATCTACATTCAGGTGCTCAAGTGGTTCATTCAAATCCTTACGACTGGACCGGATAGCTACCTCCAAGACTTTCCAGACAAAGGACTCTACAAGATTGTGCCTCTTCTTTCGAACTCCGGTACTGGTGCGGGCTCTCCTATGCCTGCCGAGATTGTCGATAAGACTCCGCTCGGCGTACTTTGGACGAATTACACATTTGGCTACGGAAAGGACCTTACCGGCATTACCTGTCCGCAGATGGGCGCACTTACAGACCTTAAAACGTACCAAGCACCTCTGTATAACCGACTTTTCGCGCCTTCACAGACGATAAACGTGTATGTAAACTCGGTTTTGGCCGACCCTTCAACGTACTCAATCACCGATTATCCGAACGGAATCATCGTTTTCAACAACGCGAATCCAGGTGGAGCGGTCGTTACAGCCGATTATACGACCAATGAAACGATCCCCGTAGACATTAAGGAGGCCGTTATTTTGCTCGCAACCTACATGATTGGCCAAGGGACGCAGAATGCACTCGGAGCGCAGAGCTACAGTATTCAAACTTACAGCGTCAGTTGGGGAGGAAAGAACAGCACAAAAGATCGCTTCGAAGAGATCCTTCATCCTTACAGTAATACGCTGCCAGTCTTTATCTAAAATGATTCCAGGAATTTTTAACACACCAGTCACAGTCAAAAGACGCGTCAGCACAGGGCGCGACTCTTTGAACAACCCAACTTACGGAAATCCTACCTCCGGCTCGGGCTGGTCTACGGTCTACGCTTCGATGCCGGCTCGTCTTGCTTTCAGCTCGAAGGCTATCCAGTTCGCGACGATGGCAGAACGACCGACGCCGAACGGAGTGTGTTATTACGGACCGGACTACACTGTTCTTTCAGAGGATCGCATTCTCACGACGGACGGTATCGAATATGTCGTCACCAGTGTGGTGCCTGGCTACATCAACAACACCGTGGTCGATCATTACGAAGCACTTCTTGCTCTTCCATAATATGAACTTCACAAAATTTTGGCAGCTATTCAATTCAAACTGGAGTGATGGAAATTACTTTCAGAAAACAAAACTCACGTCCGATGAGCTTGTGAAAATTCAACATTTTATCTACGCTCAGCAGAAAGCTGGTAAACCTTCCACGGAAATCATCACTGCGCTTCAAAGCATGAACAAAAAGTTGAATGAGCGATGGAAAGCAGAACGTGCATTCTGGACGGAATTGAAACGTCGAGACACCGTCATTGTTGAAGAGTCTGCCGAAGATCTCGATATGGATGAGTTCACTGTCATTCTTTCTCCGGATGCGTGCATGACATGTCGAACAAAAACAGAAAATGGTAAAAAAGTTTTCAAGAGTTCTGATGTGCGCAAGGCTGGTTACGGACACGTCCCTCCTTTTCACCCAAACTGCTACTGCATAATCATTCCAAAATAATGGCTTTTAAAGGAACTTCATTTAATCCTAAATATGTCGATGCGGTCAGCAAAATTTCTGACAAGCTTCGGGGTGAATTTGAAAACCAGAGTAAGTCTTTGAATAAAAAAATGCAGAGTGCGACGAATATTATCTGGACTACGGCAACAGCACGACGTCCGATGATTACGAATGCCGTAGCGAAGGCTCAAGGTCGAGGAAAAACAAAAAACGGAAAACTCAAGCGTGTATCAAATCCGGATGCATCTGCCGGTGTCCCGGTTGCTTCCGGAGAACTTCAAATCAGTATCAAAAAAGAGATCACAATGAAAGACGGTAAGGCAACAGGAAGGGTTTATACGAATAATTCAAACTCGAAAGTTCCTCATCATATTTTTATAGAGTTCGGTACTTCAAAGATGCCGGCTCGACCATTCATGCGACCAGCGCTTAATGTGAATATGGATAAGGTGCGAAGAATATTTCGAGGACAATAACTATGTTAGAAATACTTCAAAATATCATGGCGATTCTGATTGCGGATGCGACACTCACTGCGATCATTCCAGCTGCGAATATGTTCTCTGGACCTGTTGATGTGGTCGGGGAAACACAATCCGGTCTTTTAGTTCCTCAGCTTAATGTTCATATTGTGAGTGAAGTGTCACGTTCTGTTCCAAGTAATACGCGCGACACGGTCATTCAAATCGACATCTGGTCGCGCAACAGTTATATCGAAACTGTGCAGGTTTATGAACGTATAATTCAGCTTTTGAATTATCAAAATCCGACAGTTGGTACGGCGCGTATCTTTTGGGAGCGTCTCGGGAGTGCGGTTGACCAATACGAGAGCGACCGACGCATATTTCATCGTTCAATGAGCATTCAGGCTTGGTCGCAGAAGCCATAGGGAGAAAAAAGGCTTGTTGTCATTATACTTAAAACATACAAATTAAAAGTTAACCTTTATCACAATGGGATTCATCAACAACGGCAGTAATGTTACACAACGAGTTGTATTTAACTCTGGTACGCTCGATTTCGGCTCGAATCGCATCGTTGACCTCGATAACATCGCGGTGAACATCGAATGGACGACTCTCGGGCTCTATGTCCTCGGATCAATTAAGCCTCAGGACTTGGTTCGACACACTCAGAAGGTCACTCTTACCGGAAAGGTCAAATCTTTCCCACCAGAACTTTCCATGTACGCGCTCGGCTCTTCCACGCCAGGCACGCCGCAGGAAATCGACACGCTGGACGGTCAGCCGACTTTTGTCAATCCAGTCGTCACGCTCTTTGACCGAAACAACAAAGAGATTCAGTATCAGCTCTCCGGTGCTATCTTCAAGAGCAACAAGCTCACCGCGAAAATGGAAGACTTCGCAGAGTGGGACTTTGAGCTCGAAGCAAAAGACATCGTTGAAGTTTATACTGCCTAATCTATGGACTACGCACTCACAAATCCGGAGTTCAATTTCACTTTCAACGGAAAAATGTATCGCGTTCGGAAAGCTAATCTTGATAAGGCGATTCAGTACCAAATGAAAGTTAAGGAATTGAGCGCCATCAAAGATGGTTCAGGCGATGGCAAAATTGTTGCTTTTGCCATTTTCTTGGTTCTTAAAGATTACGAAAAAGAGAATCCAGGCTTCACTGAACAATATGTTCTCGATAATACTCCGGGAGACATAGACTTCATTGAGTGCATGACAACCTTGGGTTTTATCAACCCGAACAAGGTACAACTGGCAAAGACGATTCAGGAAACGCTTCAGAAAAATCTTCAATAGAAGAGCTTTTCGTCTTTCTCAGTGACCGTACCGGTTGGACGCCCAACCAAATACGCGAACTCACCATCGGTCAGATCAACATTTACATGAAGGTCTGGAATCAGAAGAAGAAAACTGAAAATGAGCCTTCTGGTCACGAAGTGGAAATGTTCAACCTCCGTTCGGGAATGAGGCGCATCATAAAGAAAAAAAATGGTACTTGATACACTCGAAATTCTCATAGAAGCGGATGCATCAGGTCTTGCGACTCAGCTCAAGAAGGCCACGACTTCAATCTCGAGCTTCGTAGATCAGATGAACTCGCAGCAAATCAACTGGACTTCAATTCTTGCCAGTACGATTTCACCAGCAATCATCTCGGGGATCGCCTCGAGTTTTGCTATTGCTATTTCTTCGGCTGTGAATTTTCAAAATGCCATGACGAACGTCGGGAACAATACGCAGGACACAATGGGACAAAGTACCAGTCAGATAGATAATGCTATTACAGGACTCGCAGAAAATACTGGTCAGAATCTTTCCGATACAGCTTCCGCGTATCAGGCTTTCAACAAGCTTCTCAATGACTCGGCCGGAGCGCAGGATGCAACCACAGCCGCATCTCAGCTTGCCTTTGCAGCACACATGAGTCTGAATGATGTTGTCAAAATGCTCATTCCTCTTTTCCAGTCTTGGAATATTCAGACTGGTTCTCAGGCTGTTGATGCGATGACAGGGCTCGCGAATGCAGCCGGTAAAGGGCAATTCACCCTTTCTGGATTAGTGGATACGCTTGAAAAAGGAGGCCAGGTTCTTTCCAAGAACACAGACATTAGCACCACAGCCTTTCAAATCCAAGACCTTAGCACCAAAGCCGGAGAATCAGTGCCTAAGGTGCAAGCTATGTTCGATGAGGTGGTAAAAGACGCAAACAACGCACAAAGTCCGCTCACCCTTATGGTGGGAGGAATTGAGAAGGTTGGCTCGACGATCGCGGGCGAGGGGGTCATCGGAGCAATTCGACTTTTCGGAGATAGAATCACGAGTCTTGGTCCGATAGCTGCTGCAAGCTTGGGAATTGTTCAAACCAGTTTCGATGCTTTTGGTACGACAAATAAAAAAGTGACAGATCAGGTTGAAGCTGACACTCCGAAATGGTTGGCTTCTTTGCAAAGTCTCGGTGCTCTTGAAGAACAAAATATTACGACTACTCAAAAATTTGAGAAAGCATGGAATAAGCTTGCGACTGTTTTGGGTGCGAAAGTTGGCATACCAGTTTTAGACTATCTCACTCAGGTGATGGGGGGTCTTTCTTCTTTGATTACTGATCCAGCCGGAACGTTGAAAGATTTTATTCAGAATCCAAACATCACAGGTCCGACAGGCACAACTTCAGGAGGAGATCTTCTGAATAAGGCTATCAGTGCGTTTTCAAATCCAGGGGGTTTGGTCGCAGGACTTGCTCAAAATTCTGTTGATAGTCTTTTGAATACGGCGCTTCCAAAACAACAAACATCCGGCGCTTCTGGTTTTGCTACTCCGGGCATGTCTTCTGTTCCAGGTGCAGGTACAACATTTCAGAACACATTCAATATAACCGCAGCTCCGGGTGAGTCTTCGATCACGAGTAGTAAAGTGAATACTCAGCTTTATAACCAATTCCAAAACACTCACTAATATGAATCGCTATGTCATCATCGACGGTTATAAATACGCAGTTACTTTCGGAACATATATCCGAAAGTGGACGCGTTCTTTTTCGTCGCAGTTGGCCGCGAGCATCATCCGACTTAACTTCGTAGACCGAGGTCCGGGCATCAGGACGTATTCGATGACCCTTATGCTCAACACCTGGCCAGCTGGGAGCATTCTTTATCAGGACGGTATTACGCAAACGCTTTCTCAGCAGATCGCAAACCTCGAAGCGAGCTACGCGAAAATTTCCACGCCTATCCAATTCGTCGATCCTTTCGGTGCGGTGCCTGGAGCCGGAGGCGTTTACTTCACAAACCTCAATGAGATCATTCCGAACTATGCGACCTCTGAAAAACCGTATGTCACGATGGATGTTGAACTTACCGAAGCAACCCAAGTAGTAGCTTAAAAATGACACAACCAGACCTTACAATCCGAGCAAATTTTTCTCCCTTCAGCGCTCTCAATTCGCTCGTCTTTCTTCAAGCTGCTCCGAGTGGATATCACTTGCCGGTTCTACAGGGTGAGGACTCGGATGTTAATACCTTTCGTATCTACAATAATTTTGCGCGGAACTCAGGCATCGCTTCGGCTTTGAACGTCATCATCACGACCTTCGATGGCGCCGGAGCTGCCTCGCATACAGCTATGAAGTCAGTTGTCGGCGAACAATGGATTAAAATGAACCAGATCGGCTTCGGAGAGAGTGTCGGTCCTTCAACTCCATTCACCTATTGGGATGCTCAACAACTCGCCATTGGAGGGAGCGGAAATGTTTACACTCCGGAAAAATCAAGCAACGGAGTGGCCGGAAATCAGATACGCGCAGGAGGAAATAACAACAGTGCCGGCTTCCTGGAGTTTAAGAGTCACGCCGAAGTTCCTTCATACGCGCAAGCCGGAACATTCACGTTTGCCCTAGTAGTAATCTATGATTGGATACCATGATTTCAGATCAAATTAAAAAAGAAAAAGATCGAAACATTTACGGAGGACACTTCGGTGTCGTATTTGAAGATGATTCTCATGTTACGGAAAAGGAATGTAGCTGGAGGGAGCTTTCGGAGGATGCGACAGTAAAATGTAATGGGGGAACAAAAACGGTGAAGCTTTCAAAGTTTCCCGTGAAACTCTTAAACGTCACGCATGAAGGCTGTGATGTTGGGCTCATTCAAGGTATTCATTTTGAAAAAGGTGACCGCGTTTACTATTCAATCCGAAGTGCTTCTACGTTCACTCATAATGGTACGCGCAGGGATGAAATTCTCGGAAAAGTATTCGGAGTCGTTCGAGATGGAGAAGTCGTTGAAGAAAGATATATCGACAACAATGGGAACTTAACCGGCTTTAGAAAATAAAAATATGACACTTAATTTTCATAAAACAGTAAACGATGCGGCCGGAAAAGTTCAAAACAATCCGCTTGCGATTGGAGGAACGAATCTCGTAACGGATGCCACGCTGGACTCGAAAATTTCGGGTCTGGCCTTTCCTTTTTGGCTGACGTTTTGGGCTAACGGTAGCAGTCCAGTCACTGATTCTGGAATGGAAATTGTCACAGTCACCGCGCGAGTATCGCCGAATAATTACACCATCACGCGCGCACAACAAGGCACAGCTGCAAGCCAGCATAATTTTAACGACAACATCGGACTTCTTTGGACTTCCGGTCATGCCGATGAAGTAAATACAAACCTTACTTCGCTCAATACTGCGATTTCTGCGGTTATCACCGGCATTCAAAATAGTCAGTATATTTTCGGTGTCGATTCCGGTTCAGCAAATGCATACGTTGTCACAACTTCTCCGGCCACCGTTTCTCTTGTGTCTGGTCAGGTATATGCTTTCATCGCAGGAAATACAAATAATGGAGTTTCTACGTTGAATCCAAATGGTCTCGGAGTGAAAACGATCAAGAAACAAGACGGCGCGACTGACGTTGGTCCGGGCGACATCAAGGCCGGACAACTCATTCTTGCTATGTACAACGCAACTTCTGGCTTCTTCCAAATGATGAATCCGACAGGAACACCTTCTTTTACCGGTTTATCTTTTTTTGGAGACGGCTCAGACGGAAATGTAACTATCGCATCAGGAACTACGACCCTCACGCGCGATATGTATTACAACAATCTCACCTTGCAAAACGGTGCGGTTCTGGCAACTGGCGGCTATCAAATCTATGTCCGTGGAGCACTCACACAACAAGGAACTGGTAAAATTGTTAACAACGGATTCAATGGAGGAAATGCCGGAAATGCTTCAGGTTCTGCAGCAGGAAGTGCGGGTTCAGCTGCAGCAGCTGCGCCAGGAATTACCGTACCGGCTGGAAAAGCTGGAGTCATTGGAATTGCCGGAGGAGTTGGAGGAAGCGGAGGAGGTCAGGGAGGAAGTACAGTCGGAACGAACGCTGTTTCTGCAACAAACTCAATCGGTTCAAATGGAGCGGTGCCGACAGGAACAAGTGGTCGGGGTGGTCAGGCTGGTTCTCCGGCGAGTACTGTAACGAATGGATCGCAGGGTATTGCCACGACTTCATCAAGCAAAATAGTAGATGTGATTTCCGCTAAAATTCTTGGAAATTATATTGCTGGAGTTTATAGTGCTTTCTCCTCAAATGCTGGAAACCCTACATCAGGAGGCGGTGGGGGCGGATCGGCTTCACCAGGCGGTAGTGCAATAGGAGGCGGGGGGGGCGGATCGGGTGGAGGGGGCTCGAATGGTGGATGGATCGTAGTCTTTGCTTTCAGCATAATTGTAAATGCCGGAGTAGCTCTCTTCCAAGCAAATGGCGGAAATGGCGGAAATGGCGGAAACGGCGGAAATGCGACAGCCGGTGGTGGTGCTGATGGCGGAGGAGGCGGAGCTGGTGCGGGAGGTCCGCCAGGGAACGGCGGTGCGGTAATTGTTTGCTACGCCTCCAAATCAGGAGCTATTACCTATGATGTTTCAGGAGGTTCAACCGGAAGCGCCGGAACTCCAGGGAACAGAAGCGGAAGTGGCAGCGGAGCTCAAAATGGAGCTGCATCAACTTTCGCCGTTACACCTATCGCTGGTCAAACAATAGAAATTTTAATTTCTTAAAATATGGATTTTACAACATTTGCCATCGACTTTCTTACAACTCTTTTAGGCAGAGCTCCAACTTCTGCAGATCTTTCCGCAATGATTTCTCCCAACTCAATTTCAGGGGGAGGGACTATTACCTTGCAACAGGAAACATATTCCCCCACCGGCAGCCTTTCTCTTCAGAGCAATGTAATCCTGCAAGGACAAAGTCGAGACGGATCAATCATTGATTTCGGATCGAACGCATACTCTCTGAAACTTTACGGAAGCAATATCTACAACACCGGAACAGTTTCAGTTACGAATGGAACTACGACCGTTACAGGTTCGGGAACGGCTTGGAATAGCAGCATGGTGGGGAAAAAAATATTTCTTAATGATACTTACTACACAGTCGCTTCTGTCTCTTCTCTAACATCACTAGATACAGATTCAGATTATTCAGGCGCTAATCTTTCTGGAGCTGTATACTCTATCGCTGATGTAATAGAAAATTTTAGAATACAAAATATCACCGTTCAAAATTCTTCTGGAGTGGGGATTGATATTTCAAATGCCCTCCAGTTCTTTGTTGAAGACTGTAATGTATATTCTTGTGGAACTGGAATAAAGACGGTCAATGTAAACAACTGTCTCATCAACGATGGAAACCTCGACAGTAATACAGTGAACATAAGTATGACAGATTCGTATGCTTGGACATTCCAAGATACTGGACTTTCAAACAGCACAGGAGATAGCATGACTCTGCTTAGGTGTGGAAATTCAGTCTATATTGATAATGGAACAAATAACTGCGGAGGAAACGGAGTGACACTTACCAGCTGCAAGGATATAAGTTTTGCGCTTAGCACGTTCAGCTTTAATGGAGGTGACGGACTTGAATTTATTTCAGGAAATAGTGATATTCAAATCAGTTCGAACTCTATTTATAGCAATCAATCAGATGGAATTACTTTGGCAGCTTCTACGTTGAGGACTATCATAAACAACAACACGATTCGCGGAAATACCAGTTACGGAATTACAGTCGCTGACGCAACGATGGTAGATACATTGATTGTTGGAAATATTTTTTCTTCAAATGGAACTTCTGCTGTAACCGATTCTGGAACTACAACGAAGATTCGATCGAATATCGGTGTGGCAGATAATTAAACTATATGTTGAATGAATCATATCTCAATGACGCATTCCTTAACGGCAATGGGCAGGGCTTCAATCCAAATTCAGGAAACACAGATTTCGCTCTCGGCAGTATTACTGTTTCAGACTACAAGTGGCTCACTCAAACCCTAAAAACGGCTCAACTTCAATTCAATGTTCGGCCGTATTTTAGCTGTGAAATCATTGATGATTCGATCGTTCCAAATCAGATTCTCACGCCTCCAGGACAACCCTTAAACGGTAGTTCCGTCACCGCGCCGGATGGTGCTATTTTGTCTGTCGGAAAAATCTCGAGCACTGGCTATCTTGGTTTTTGGAAAGTCACCGATGCTTCTATTGCGGGAGTATGGGCTTCTCCGACGACGGTACTTGACGCGACGTCGGGATCTTCTGTTTCAAACGGCTACCGAGGGGATATGAACGCAGCTATCAATGTTTCTGAATACATTGCTGGAACGTACACTATCGACGTCTATTATTTCAAGACTGCGAGTTCTTTACTTGTTATCGGCCATCAGCGTTCTACTGACGGAGGTCTAACATGGAGCTCGGTAATAGCGCCGAACGCCACAGGTATCGCTTCTTCAGGCTCGAGCTACATCGCAGCTGGCAAGCCAGTGCAGGACATCAACGGAAAAACAACCGGTGTATTTTTCTATATCAATCATGGAGCTTCAAACGATACAGTTCACTATCAATATTATGCTGGTACGGGATCTTCTTTTTCAGCCGACACTGTATGGTCTCCAAAAAACATCAACTCGGGTGACTGGAAACTTCACAGTTTAGACTCCTATTTCAAAAAAGGAATCTACTACATTGTTTTCTCAGGCTATCATCAGGTCATCGAAGATACAAATGACAATTACAGTATCTACACGACCGCACTTCTCTCTCTCACGAGTAGTATTTCCACCGATCTCTGGGACTTTCAGCGACCGGTTCTTTCTTCTTTGTCCTCGGCTTCAATTAACCAGAACAGTTTCACTTTTCCGAAGGCTTCTTTTGACGGCACAAACGTCTGGGTTTTGTTCAACGCGCAAATCGTCAGCTCGATCAAAACTTCGGCGACTCCTTCCGATCCAGGAAACACAGTCACAACGACAACGCAATACTTCCTCACGCGCACGCAGAACATGATCGACTTCACCTATCCTTTTCCGGTCATGTTCACTGATGGTACGGCATTCATGGATACAGCCGGAAACAACTTTGTCATCCAAGGTTCGTACTATTACATTCTTGGAAACGGAAATCTCTGGCAATATGTTCAGAACAACATTATCGCGGACATCACAAACGACACGCTCGGATTTTCAATTCAAGAAAATGCAGGTGAAGCATCTTCCATTTCTTTGCAGGTTGGAAATCAGAACAACCAGTGGGTAGGCGCTAGTCCCACAAAGCCAGGTGCGGCAGCTATCGCAAAAGACAAGAAGATCCTCTTAAGTGTCGGTTATTACAATGGTGCAGGCGTTCCGGAAACCGTACCGCGCAACATCTACTTCATCGACGACATCGCGCAGAACGTAAACACCACCTCGAATGACCTTACAATTACAGGCCGAGATTTTCGACGCAATTTGAAAAATCTTGTGTCAGCTTTCTTGTATAACTATAACGGTCCATTCTTCTACAATGACATCATGGACGGAACAACCGTATCGAATTGGAATCAAAACGGAGGAACATGGACGCAGACTTTGAATGAATGGGCGACCCAGGACAGCAATGGTTCAGCGCCAAACTACGATAACGGTACACAGTACACGCTTACGCTTGCGCAACCTGATCTCGGCCGTTCAACCTCGCTTTATTCTGTTATCGCATCTTTTCCTTTCCTTAGTACGGCGAGCTGTTTTGCAACTTTCTACGCTTTCTATCAGGACGCGGCCAACTGGGTGCGTCTTCGAGTCAATTCCATCAACGGTGATTCTTCACAGTGGAGTTATGTTATCGAGAAAAGTGTAGCTGGAACTGTAACTTCTCTACAGACCGGGAACATCACTTCGGCAAATGGTCGCGCACAACCATATCCGGTTATCATCAAGAAAACGAATTTCTACAAGTACCAGTTCATCGTGGGTAATAACTATACGGCGAGCGGAAACGGAATCCTTTCATACCAGCCTTCAGCGAACATCCACGTTCTTGGAGGGGAAGTAGATCTCACTTCGGACTTCACGGCCGGAAACTTCACGCGAGGTTCTGTTGGTTTTGGTTCACAGAACTTCCCAGGACAGTTTTCTTTCTTCAAGTACATGCAGTACTCGGACTCTTTGAACATTGCCCAGCTTCTTGAATCAATCGGAGTGAAGGCTCGAGTATTCAAATACAAGCCGGAAAATAATTTTATTGATCCGATTTTTAATCCTGCCATTTATACCGGAACTTTCACGCAACAAAACCGAATCATCAGCGTTGCAAATCAAAACTTAGTCTACAAAAAGAAAGAGTTTATCTCTGACCCTACTGATCTGACTTTCACTGACGGCGAAGTACGCTTCATGGCGAAGGTTGGAACCGGCGATCCTACTCAGGATTACGGTTTCAATTTCATTTTTCGAAGTGCGACCACAGCCAATTCTTCAAACTCATATCAGTGGAATATCGCTAAAAAAACCGGCAATTCTGGCGTTGCAGAAATAACTTCGCGTTTTAGTATTTCAAATTCAACTGCTGGTGCTGTTGGCGTTCTCATGCAAAGTTCTTCGATCGTAGATTACACCACGGCATATGCTACGACCTCGGGACTCAATGTTGATCTTACTCAGTGGAATGAATATCGGCTTGTTGCGACTGATGGCTGGATGCTCGGCTTCATCAACAATATTTTGGTTCTCGCATGGTATGACAACAACACCACGGCGAACAATACTTCTGGCTACATTGGTTTCCAACCGAACGCTAACAGTACGCTTCAGTTCAAGGAACTTATCTCGGGAACTTTTTGGAATCAGATTGAAGCGTATTCGATCAATCCGGACGATGACATGGAAACGCCAGTAGACAATCTTTCTGGAATCATTCGAGGGTGGAACTTTTCGGATCTCATGGGACGCTTCAAGTCGGTAGTGCTTCGCAGTGATGACGGTGCTACCTATGATTACAGCGAACTTGTTCTTCAACAGCAGACAGACAATTCCGCAAAGGAATATTCAAACCAAGTTACAGTCTATGGTGCGGGAGTTTCAGCTGTCGCTCACTCAGGGGCTTCGATTGGCGAAAATCAAATCCTGCGCAACTTAACAATTACTGACTACAAAATCAAAACGTACAACGACGCTCTCAATCGCGCGAACTACGAACTTACGAACGCAAACATTTTCAACAACCAAAGTACGATTACTCAGAACATCAACGCTGGTGCTGAAATTTTCGATGCTGTTGGGGTAAATAACACTGGCGATAATTCTTCTGAGGTAGACTCTACTCTTCGTGTTTATAACGAACAATTTGCTTCGGGAGACAACAACAAAACAAGTTTCGCTATGCAGCTTGAAACCGGTAATATTTAATCTATGCAAGTACCATTCAATAAAATTTTTAAGTCGCAGAATAACAAACTTCTTCCGGCCACGTTCAAGAAAGGAGTCATTTCAGCAGTCCACCCTTCTTCGTGGACGGCCGACGTGTATCTTGTGTCGAATCCTCAGACGATTTTGCGCGGAGTACCGTTCGCGAGCTCAGTGGACGTTAACAGCGTCATGCCTGGCAACCGATGCCGGCTCGACCTTTTCGATGAAACGAATCCTTCGGACATGGTTATCGCCTACACCTACGGAAGCGGTCAGCCAAGCGCGGGAGCGACCTTCAAGACTGGTACGGCTTTGATTACTCCTTTTGGAACAGTAATTGCTCATGGTCTTGGAGTTATTCCGGACTTTGTCACCTACATGAAATCTTCGGACGCTTCGACACAGATTCCGAACAATAGTGTTGTTGTTACAGGCGGACTCACCGGTTCAGTTCAGGATGATACGATCATCGACGTGTATCAGTTTACTCCGGCCGATTCGACAAACATTCACCTGAAATCAGTAAACGGAAATATCAGCGTTCAATGGTGTGCAATTTCTTTTTAGGGAGAATATGAAAAGTGTGTCGGTATAATATATATGCAATTAAATATTTTTATATCAATGACCTCGCTTAAATTTATTAGTGATAATTGGGAAATATTCGCGGCCATCGGAGCTATAGTTGTAAGTTATTTAAGATATGAAAACAAAGTGAATAATCTTGAACGGCGAACAAATTATTTGGAAGAAAAGATTGAGAAGATGGACACGACTTTTCTTCAGCTTCAAAAAGATATCGTCGAAATCAAAACAACTCTCTTATTCATTAAAGAAAAAGTAAAATGAACAATCAACTCGTAGAAGGAAAATATGGTCATGGTGCTCGAATCACTCCGCATAATCCGGAAGTTGCTCGTTTTGCTGACATAGCGAAAGATACTGCACCATTCGATTGGAATGCCGGTTTCGATGTTCGAAAGGTTCTTTTGGAGAAAGCTGGCATCTCGGACGTTCCAACTAAAGATCAAGGCATCTCAGGTGCTTGTGGAGGAATTATGATGTCGTATCTCGCACAAATTCTTATCGCTATTTTTACTGGAATTTTTGAAGAAAAAAGTGCGAAATTCGTATATGCGCCAGTTGCGTATCCAGATTTTGGGGGTTCTTCGGAGGAAGATCTCATCAGACGAGTTATGAATGTTGGAATTTCAAGCGAAAAATTGTGTCCATCCTACGACAACGGCCAACCACCAACAGAAGCTTTCATGGCTCGAGCATCAGACATCACGCCGGAAGCCGTCATGAACGCTTTGAAGTCGCATGGTTTTACTCAGGCATACGTTGACCTCGAAAGCATTGATGAGCTCGCGTGCGCTATTCGTGACCACTTTGGTATTGGTTCAGGTATCTCGGCTATGAATAACGGAACGTGGGCATCACAGTTTCCAGTCGCTCCAACGCTTCCACCAAGAGATCCAGGACTCTGGGCTCATTGGGAATATTACGGCCGAGCTCATCTTGTGAATGGGGTAAAGAAGATCTTCGCGAAGAATGGCTGGGGTGATGCTGTCGGAGATCATGGCTGGCAGGGAGTCGGTGAAGAATTTCTCCCTTACATGTTCGCTCCTTTCGCTCTTGTCTTTACCGGATTGGTAGAAGGTTTTACCTACACGTTTACCCAGGACTTGCGACTCGGTAATGTCGGGGATGAGGTAAGCGCTTTGCAGATGGCTTTGAAACTCTCCGGAGATTATCCGAAAGAACAGGCGCTCACTGGTTATTTCGGTCAAGTTACCTATGCAGCCGTGAAGAGTTTTCAGACTAAACATGCAGCAGAAATTCTCACACCGGCCGGACTTACTCTTCCAACCGGTATCGTCGGCGCGAACACTCGAAAAGTCCTTAATGGTTTGTATTTTACAAAGGAGGTATAATAAAAATATCATGAACACATCAACAACAACGGTTAAGCATAGTGCATGGCGAGGAATATCAGCAGGTATTTCGTTCGTAGTCGGGCTTCTTTTGGTTCATTTTGCATCAACACTGAACCTAACCCTTGCGGACGTTCTCAATTACTTTCCGCAGGTAGCGAACATCACTGTCGGAACCATCGTGTACGCCGTGTGGCATTACGCCGAGAAGAACCTGCTCGACTTGCCAGTTGAGCAACAGTAAACCTTGATTGGAGAATCGACTAATGGCAGGTCAGCGGTCCTTGAAACCGCGCGTCTAGGTCCGAATCCTAGTTCTCCAGCCAAGGGTCTACAGGAACGCAATACCTCTCTCTCGCTCGTCGCTTGAGAAAAGGATGAGAAACGGCTGAAATTCCCCTTTCCTTACCCTTATTTTCACAAAATTTGTTTTCAGTGCGGTGCTGTTTTGTTCGGTTTCTGGAGCTTTTCCGTCTACTCAGTCAGCTCCGGCGGATTTCGTGGTGTCTCAACAACCCTCAGAAACGCCTAAAATGCTCGTAGAGCGCATCTTCGGGAAGGATAGCCCAATGCTCCAAGTCGCACGGTGCGAGTCGGGGCTACGGCAATACCAGCCCGGAGGTGCGCTTTTACGTGGGCGTGTAAACCCTTCGGACGTGGGGATCTTTCAAATCAATGAACATTATCATCAATCGGCTGCACTCGCGCTTGGGCTCGATATAGAAAAGCCGGAAGACAATGTGCGGTATGCCTATCATCTTTACCAGCAAAATGGTTTTCAAGATTGGAAAGCTTCGAAAAGTTGCTGGGGAGAAAACAGTTCCAGTACCGATATAATTTAAGCAGAACAAAGGAGGTGTTTCATGTACAACGATGAGAAGTATCAGGAAATGTATCGGATTTTGGTTGAGCAGTTGTTGCTTCGACCTGAGCAGGTCATTGCAAATATCAACTGCTTAGTGCATAATAACAACCTAGAAATTGAAATTAGGTTGTTAAGGGCTGATCCTTGTAAGATGCACCACGAGCACGTGGAGCAAAAACTTTTCCACTTTGGAGGGAATTATGAGAACGGATGAAGAGTTGCAAAAAGACATGCACTTGATCTTAAGCAATGACCATCGGCGTAAGGTACGTCAAAAACTTGGACATGATCCAAGCACTCAGGAATTGCTCGACAGTTGGAAAAAAGAACCGATTGAACGAAACCAGGAACCGACACCTATGTTTCCGTTCGTCACTGGTCAACGCGGTCCGGCTGCGCTGACGATCTGGCAAATCAACGATTAGGTAGCGACATTAATGTCGCTAGCAGAAAGGAGGTGGAGGACTTTATGATCCTGCCAGCACACTGCTAATAACCGCCTTAAGTGCTTGCCAAGAACCTACCCGAAGCGCAATGCTTCAACCTCTCAGAAATGGGAGGTTTTATTTTTTTCACTCGGTTATCCACAACTTCATTTTGCCAAGAAGTTATCCATAGGGCATTATTGACTCCATGGGAGGAAAAATATATACTTCTACACAGGAAACACAGAACACATTGCGATCAGAAGAATCGTCATCTGCTCTGTTTTTCTTCCCAGAAAATACACGGAGAGACCGCTTAGAAACAATAGTTTCGAAGGCGGTTTTTTCGTTATGTTTGTTTTAGGCTATATCGAAATATCGTTTGGGCTCTGATGGAGATCACCCCACACCTCCCGATGTTCGCTTGCAAGCTACGGGAGAGGCGACACAACTAAGAGCAGAGAAAAAAACGTATTACCTTTACGTCCCCGGTCCTGGGTGTCAAACGAGCCGGAAGTATCTGTTGGAAGCAAGCTGAACCTACGAAAAAACAAGTCACGAGGTACGCATACGAGAATCCTTGGGGGAAAACCCCCAAACTCTTAACATGCAAAAAATTCAAAAATGCAGAATGCAACTTTGAATACAAAAACAAAATACAAGTAATAGTTTTATATATACCTATTCTCAGAATAGAGCCTATTTGCTGGTTTATTTCATCGAAGTTTCTCCGGAGAAAAAACATCCTTTTCAGGGCTTTGTTGGGCTCTTTCTTCGGAAGCCCTCGTTTATCCACAAGCGCTATTTGCAAATATAAAGCAGATAAGGCATAATTGAGAGTGTTAAGGGGGATCGAAATTATTAAATAAAGAAAAAAATATATGGATCGAGTTTTGTTTGAAGATCGAAAGGCAATGCGAAAGTTCTATGACATTTCAATAGCGTTGAAGGGTTTGAGAAAAATAGCGTTTACGAAAAAGGTCAAGAAGTTGTTTGATACGAAAATCACTTCCGAGGAAGGAGAGTTCGATTCTTTCAACATCACGGTCGATGATCTCGAATGCCTCGCAAGCAGCTTCAACTAAAATGACTCTGCGAATCGAGATTCGAGCGGAAGGGAGTGATGGCGAGGGTGGGGAGATTTTCTTTTTCAAAGGCGTTGCGTATTCCATAGAGCAAGCGGAAGAGGAAATCGGACGGCTAGAAAGGATCATTGAAAGGCGGAAGCAGGGTTTTAAAAACATAATCGAATAATCATGTTTGTCATTTTACTGAAACAAGACGGTACAAGCGAGTTCGTGAAGCCGAAGGACGGAAGTGAGAAGTTTACGCTGGCAGAATTACAGGGGTATGTTGGTGGCTTCATCGAACCGATCGAATTGAAGGAGGGCGTGGAGCTGGTCGTGAATGAGGAGGGCAAGTACAACGGCTCATTGCCGAACGCGCAAGCGACGCTCATCTGGGAAAAATACTTCGGTAAGACTGATGTCATTTTCGGAGATGCGCTCTACATGGAAAAGTACAATTGGAGTCGAGATTAATTTTTAACTTTATTTTTATGGGAGTTACTATTCATTGGAAGTTGGCGCAGGAGGATCGACATATCAAAGAAACACTGGATCGGGCGGAGGAACTGGTAAAGAATTTTAAGAAAGAAGCCTTGGAAATTCAAATTGATTTTCGTCGAGTAAGTGATAGAGATTTGTTTATCTATATCGGTAATTGTGAGTCTCTACGTTTTAATTTTCAGCCTTTCTCTTATTGGAAGGATTTGAACGAAAAGCAAAAATGGAATTACGAATACGCAACTATACAGCGAATGAAAGGAGTTTTTGATATCACGGATGAAAGGCTTTTGTATGGAGCTAGTTTTTGTAAGACACAATACGCCAAGAGCCCACTTGAACACCTGTACGTTGCTGAGATTATTCGAAAGGTTGCTTCTTATTGCCTATATGCTTTTGTTCTCGACGAAGGAGATTACTACAATACTAGCCGGATCGGCGACGCTATCCATGCCATAGAAGAGAATGGAAAGCTGATCGCAGGATTAACCGGTATGTTGGCAGGGAGCTTCGGTTTGGAAAACGTAAAGGTCGGCGGCGAGACAAAAATTAAAAGCACAACTAAAAAGAAAAAGAATGAGTAAAAAATGGCAGTTCTCGAAAGTGTGGAATGAAAGTTTACTTGCGCGCGAGGAGCGCGAGCTGAAACCGAGAGACTATCTTTGGGCTTCGGAGTTAGGTAAAGCGCCGGTCGATGTTTGGTTGAAGATGAAAGGAACGCCGGAAACGAATCCGCCGAACGCGCGTTCACTTCGGAAGTTCGAAGCAGGGAATATCTGGGAGTGGATCGTGAAACTCATTCTTCTGAGGTCTGGCATTCTGCAGGCCGAACAAAAGCCGGTAGCATTTCAGTATGAAGGGCTTTTGAAAGTCACCGGACGTATCGACTTCATTGCTGGTGGAAAGCCGGACTACGAGAAGGCGAGAAAGGAAATTGAATCACTCGCGCTTCCGGAGGTATTCATACGCGCCGGTCAGAACATCATCGAGTATTTTGAAAGGGAGTTTCCTGATGGCTTGGAATCGAAGATCATCGAAGTCAAAAGCCTTTCCGCGTTCATGTTCGAGCTCTTCGAGGAGGCGAGCCGAACCAGTCGAAATCATCGCTTGCAGCTCTTCCATTATTTGAAGTCCGAGAATCAGGAGAGCGGTGAGCTGGTCTACATCTGCCGCGATGATTGCCGAATGACCCAGGTTGAGATTTTAAAGGACTCCGGCGTTGAGGATGAATATCGAAAACAGATTGAGCTTTTGACCGCGAATTACCGATCTGATGTTCAACCTCCGATTGAGAAGTGTATCGTATTCGATGAAGACACTGGAAAGTTCGCGAAGAATTGGCATGTCGCTTACTCGGCCTATCTGACAATGCTCTACGGCTTCAAGGATCAGCAGGAGTTTGATGACATGTACATGCCGGTTGCTTCTCGTTGGAATCGTGTCATGGGTCGATGCAAAATCGCGGAGATGCGGCGCCAGTGGCTTGCCGGATACGATGTCGGCGAGGAGGACGTGAAGCAGGATAAGATTGAAGGCACGCGAAAAAGAGGCCCCCAGTATATCTGGGTGAATGCGGAAAAGGTCGAGATCCCTATCTTCTTGCAGAAGGGTTACAACATGACAGAAAAGAACTTGGCAGCGATTGAGGAGATGAGCATTTCAGGCTTCTCGGTCACGGAATTACTTCCTAAGTTCTCGCTCAAGGGAGATGGCGAGGACGATGAAAACTCCGATGAATGAAATGGAAATAAGGTATGAAGATCTGTTTATGGCTTTGAGTGCTGCGCGGACTGAGGGTTCAGAGCTTCCGCTTAAACTGATTGCGAAGGCTCTCCATGCTGTTTTTTTCAAAGAAGAGTGGGATGCAATAGTGGAAGAAATTAAAAATTTTAATTCATAAAACAACTATGGGATTTGCAGACAAAATGAGGGCGCAGGAGGAGCAGGCAAAAAAAGAAGGTATCTCTTCCAGTGGAGGTTCGTATTTTAAGTTCGTCGAAGGAAAAAATCAGTTTCGCGTTCTTACCGAGCCGGAGATGATTTTTGAAAAATTTGATCCAGCAAGAAAGAAGTATGACATCTGTTATACCGATTGCGGATATGAAGGTGGTGCAAAATTCATGTGCTATGTGTACGATAAGCTCTCAAGAAAAATTCAGATCGCAAAACTTCCTTATTCTATCGGAGTGAAAATCGGGGATTGGGAAGAGGATGAGGAATATGCTTTTCAGGGCTTCCCTATGCCTTTTGATATCAAGGTAAAGGCCACCAAGGCTGGTACAAAAGAAGTGGAGTATAGCACTGATGCCTCTATGCAACGTGCTGAAGTTCCAGCAGAAATTCTTGAACAGCTTGCGGGAATGGAAACGATTGAAGCTATTATCGCCGAAATGAAGGCAGAAAAGAAAAAGGAACATATGGCCGATGGTTCTTTTGGGCGCGAGCAGGAGCGAAAGGCGGCTCTTAAGTCTGAGATGAGTGAAGCTCGAAAGCCAGCTCCAGCCGGACAGAAGAAAGGAAAGATGATTACTCCTCCGAAGAAAGGTGAGGTTCTTCCTCCGCTTGAATATCCGGAAGATGAGGAGGAAGTTAATCCTGAGGATGTGCCTTTTTAAGAAAAAACCATGTCATTATCAACAAAAATGAATATTGACTCGGAGATTCAGCAGATTCGCGAACACCTCATAGAAGTTGAGGATTATGTGGAAAAGCTTGAAGACTTGCGGGTTGAGGCTCAGGATGAAATGAACGATCTTGAGGAAGAAATCTTCCAGAAGGACAAGCGTATAAAAGAACTTGAAGGAGTAGTTGAGTCGCTAGAAAAGGAGCTTCTTGATTTGAAGAAGCAGGCTGAGTAGCGGCTGGTAGGAGCAATGCGCTTCTACCCCTGACCGTCGATTTTTTTATTCCGGTGCTTATCAGGGGCAACCGGATATTGTCGGAGAATGGTTTCGATCCCCTTCTCTCACCACGGCGGTCAGGTATAGGAGCGTATTAAAAATAAAAATCATGGCATCAATCAAAGAAAAAAAAGAAGTGTTCGATTATTGGAACTCAAAGGGAATCGTTCTTCACAAGAAGATGACTCCCGATCAAGCGCTCGAGATCGGCCGGAACTTGAATTACTATTCGAAAGAAGATCTGTTCAAGCTCATAGACTTCTATGCGACGATACTCGAGCCTGGCGTTCAAGTGGAGGATAAAAAATTCTTTTGGTCGTACAAATGGAATTTGTATGAGTTTCTCAAGCGCGGAGTAAAGAAGTTCGACGGTCAAACCACAGACAACTACCTTCGTAAGCAGAACGTAATGTCCAGCAAAGGAGCGGTTATTATCGAACGCGAGGAGGCTAAACTTCCATTTTAATGAGAGCAAAATTATTTATCAAAGGTCTCAAAGACCCTTTTCCTATTACTCCCAAGACCGCTGGTATCGCGGAAAAATTCATGGCAGATGAAAAAATCTCCTATGATACTTCGTTCAGTATTCCAGGCGTTTGGACCGGTAAGAAGGCGGATATGCGTTTCGTTCATTGGGAGAAAGACGAGAATCGTTACGAAGAAAAGAAAATCGAGCCGATGAAGCATGAGGATGCCGTTCAATTCGAGAATGAAATAAATGACTGTAAGCCCGAATCTCTTGAGAAAGTCGGGAAGGATTACTATGCAAAGTTCTTTTGGATGCAAAGCAAGGGTGCGGTGAGCTTAGATTGCTTTACAACTGCCGGAGGCTCAAGGACATTCACTTTGAGAATCAAGAACATTGACCTATACATTTGGTGTCAGGATCAAATTGAATCTTTTGAGAAATATTTGAGTCGCCGGAAATTTGCAGAAGATAAGAAATTTGAGGAGATGGAAAAGAAGGTTGGAGAGGAACTTGATAACTGGTAAAATTATGCGAAATGAAATTTTAAAACTAAATTATTGTCACAAAGCACTCGAGCTTAAAAAAGACATTGAGTTCAGTTATTTGAAGCTTGCTGAGATGCTTTATAACATTCAGCTCGAGAAGCTTTATGAGCCTCAGTGGTCTTCCTGGCTCGAATTTTGTATGGAGCTTCGACTTTCCAAGGCTACCGTTTCCAAGCTTATGGGAATCTATCAGATCTTTATTTTGAAGTATGGCTTTGAGCGTGAGGAGGTTACTGTTGTTGGTTGGACGTTACTCGCTGAGACACTTCCACATATCAAGAAGAAATCAGATGCGATCAAATGGCTTAGGAATGCGTCGAGTCTCTCGCGCGAGCATTTGAAAAAGGAAGTGGTGGAAGCAAAGACGAATGTGAAGATGTACGAATGCAAGCATAAGGATACTTATACCATTAGAATCTGCCGCGACTGTAAAGAAAAGTGGCAGGATGAAGATAAAAAATAAAAATTATGAAACAAGAAATTGAATTTAGAGTTTGGGATTTGAGAAGTAAGGAATGGAGAAAATTTGATTTAGGCGATCTTCGTTATGGAAGACCTTCGAATTATGTAGCTCTTCTTGATACAAATTCTTGGGTACGTTTCACTGGTTTCAAGGACAAAAATGAAGTAAAAATTTTTGAAGGGGATATTTTAAGATATACAAAGAAGTGGCAAGTACCTCTTGGAAAAAACAAAGGCAAAGAGAAGATTGAATATCATTACTACGAAGTTTTCATGTCTGATAAAGGACAGTGGTGTGCTCGGCGCAATCTTGGAAAGGGAGGAGTACAAGTCAATTCTTTGTATGTCATGACTCACAATCATGAAATTGTTGGGAATATTTATCAGAATAAAAATCTACTCGACATTTGATGGAGCTTTATTTTCCATTTCCGCCGGAGGTTCGGCTTTTGTATCTGCACTGGCATCAGTGCTTTCTGTGCGGAGCGAATGGGTGGAACCGGGGAGGCTTGCAGATCCACCACATTCTTGGCCGTAGCAAATACGGCTTTTTTTTAGACTCGGCATTTAATGCTTCTTGTCTTTGTGGAACATGTCACGAAAAGATGGGGCATAGCCAGGAGGAAGAGCAGCGCCTTTTCCTTTTGCAACTTGAGTTCCTTCATGGCATATTCTACCGGCCTGTGGATAAAGACTATCGCTTTTTGGAACATCATCACGATAGAATCATGACGCCGGCAGCTATGCGCTTTTTGGGAATGAAGTAGCCAGGGGATATTTTTGCAAAATAGCTGTATACTGGTATCTATGAAAGTAGCAGAATTTCGTGCTTTGCAAAAAGCGGAGAAAGGACGTTCCAAGTATGGGAACAAAAAAACAGTCTACAACGGCCGGGAGTACGACTCGGGAGCGGAAGCGGAAAGAGCGCAGGAGCTCGACCTGCTCATCCGGGGAAAGGTGGTGCGGGAATGGATACCGCAATACCCGCTCGAGATCAAATACGCCGACGTTAAGATTTGCACCTACTACGCTGACTTCAAAGTGGTATACGAAAACGGTGACTTGGAGTACGAGGATGTGAAGGGGTTCAGGACTGAAATTTACAAGCTCAAGAAAAAACTGGTCAAAGCCTTCTACGGAATCGACATAAAAGAAATCAACTATGGCAAACACAAAACAAAAAGTGATTATGAAGTTCAAGGACAAAGAGATCCTCGAAAGGTTTTACGCGTTGCTACTCGAGCGCGGAAAGATTAAGGTCAACGGTATGGGTGTCTTTGAGATCAAGAAGCTTGCTGCTCGAGAGGGATGGAATGTTGGGGCAGGAGGTGGACGTATGATTATCAAAGCGCACAACCGT